TGATCATAGCGAGTCTCTTTTCTATCCTCATACTTCTTACCACCAAAGAAACCACTTTGACTTTTATTCAAGTCAAGGGATTTACTGGATTCAAGAACTTTAGGATCGTTTGCTCTATATTCAATTGTATATCCATCCTTACCTGCTTCAATTTTATATGAAGAATAAGGAGTGCCTGCAGGAATATTGATTTGTGGTACTTGAACCTGTTGGGGTTTTCTAACCAGGTGTCCTAAGATACCAATATGGGCAATTGCCACGACTCCACCAACGGAGATCGCGGCCCATTTAATAGGAGAGTTCATATCACATTTTATATGGAGGTTGATCTGAATCTGTTACGATTTTAATAGGGCCTTGCTCAACTCTAATTGTTTGAGCGGGTGCAGTTTGAGAGGCAGCAGCAATAAGTTTCTCAAGATCTGCTTTGGTGATTGCACCAGCACCAGCAGCGGCGGCACCATTAGCACCGTTCATTTTCATAGTGCCATCACCAGACTTCTTCGCCGTCTGAACCCCGAACGTGGCTAAAACCCCAGTGAACACGGAGGCTATGAAGGTTGGATCGATTTTCTGCTGTGGCAATCCAGGAATTGTCACATAATTGAGGGTGAGAATACCACCACTCCAAACAAGAATACCAAGTCTTACCAGTGTACTGAGGACTGCTAATTGCTCATCAGCGTCCTCAATTTTATCTTTTAACTTGCCGATTGGGCCTTTCTTCTTCTCTTCAGTCTTTGCTTCTTCAGACATGAGTCACAAGCATGGCGACTTTATTTAGCAATAAAACCCTGTTCAACCAACCATTTCTTAGTAAGGGGTGTAGGTTCGTAAACCTCCCACATCTTTTTAGTGCCTGCACATGCCTTTAAACCGTCCCTTGTCATAGTGTCAGAGAACGCTGCATACATCGCCTCTGCTTCATATGGAACTGCATTTTTAGGATAAGTTCTTTCAGCACCGTTTGCAATCCAATCAGGTACTACTCCATCTTGAAGCACGACAGCAGTGTAAGTATTATCAATCGTCCCAGCCATACAATCTTGAACGGCGTGCCATCCTTCATGTCTAAGAACTTTCACCATCATGGTAGGATTAGTCAGATAAAGTTCATTCAAGAACATATCATTTCCCTTCACATAGTAAAGTCCTCGCGTAAGAGATGCAAAGTATTTTGAATCGCCAACGTAAACATTGATCCCAATGCGACTCATACTGGTGAGAATATCAGTAATCTCTTCAGCAAAAGGTTCATATTCATCACCAAGACTTTGCCAAGTTTTGACTTGCCTTACATCCTTAGTGCATTCGCGGAGCATCATACAACCCATAGAGTCGAATGATCGCCAACTTTTTACTTTGGATTCATCAGCAATAGCAGGAGCAGCGAGTGTTGCTGCCATGAGCATCATAAAAATTTTTTTCATAAAAATAATTAGAAAGGAATAGTACCACCAGTGGTTTGAGGAAGTGCCGGAGGAAGTCCAGCATCAAGTGCTGTGGGAAGTACATCTACGATTGCTTCACCAACAACCTCAGTGAGTCTTGATTTAGCATTCTCAATATAGGTGTCCTTATTGAGAAAGAGATAAGTTCCCCCGACGTAAACACCTGCTACACCAACAAATGATATGATTGATAGTATGTTAATTACTTTTTGCATAATATGCCTTGTAGTATTGAACTATGCCAGCACAATGCATGTTGCCTTGAGATACCCAATCGTTGGCACATTCATAGATGGACTGACTCGAATATTTAGGAACCACTCCATCCATTTCACCGCCAAACTTTGATAAAAGAATTTTAAGTGCTTGCTCTCGCACAATCATTTTTTGATCGCTGTATCGCCAATCATCGATGGACATTTTCGGAACCGCCTTGAAAGTTTTCTGAACCACCAATAGGATTTAGTTGCAAAGTGGTTTTACCATTTTGCGTAGACATATCATACATCTTTTGATGCATACCGTCATCCCCGTTGGACTCTTTCTTAAACTCATCTACAGCAGTGTAAGGAGCGTAAAAAGGCCCCTCATAGTTACCAGCGAATACTTCTTGATCTTTTACAATGACTTCTCCACTACGATCCGCAAACCATTCATCAATCACATTCTCTGTGGGAGCAGGCACTCCTACAAATGCCTTTTCTTGATCATCATCAAATGTTTTACAATCAACAGTATTATCGTCAATGGCACATTCAATTTTTTCTTCTGTAATTTTCTCAGAGAAAAGTTTGTCGATCAGTTTTTTAATCATTAAAAAAGGAGCAACACTTGCTCCAATGATACTATAATATGTAGTTTGTGTCAAGGAAAATATCAAACCCGCATTTATATGAATCATCATGATCTATGTTTCACTCAAGGTACGGATGGCCAAATAACATCGTTTGGATTTGAATATGTTGATGGAATATCTCTAAGTGCTTGAGCATAATTATCCAAGTCAGAAATATTATCAGTGGTTGTCGTTATTCCCAACCGAACTTCACTTTGATATCTTAAAATTCTTACATCAACTTCCTTCAAATAAGAATCTCTTTCATCTCTAATACCTTTCCAAGCAAGATTAACTAAATCATTAATCTCTTCTTGCGTCAAAGCGATAACTTCCCATTCAACATTACTATTGTTCCATGTCAATTTATGCGTATCTGAATTATACGATGGTGGATCTGAAACTGTTGTTATTCCAACATTTGATAACTCGTCCGCAGTAAAAGTAGAATTATCTGTTCTTGTAGAACCATCTGATAATCTAATTCTTTGCGGTAAATTTTCTATGGGATATTCCCCGTTAATTGAATACATCATTTTTTACCTATAATAGTGTGTAATCTGAACTCATTCTAACCCAATAAAGGCGAGTAGAAGAGGTATAGTTTGGAGACGAACCTTCAAAATACAAATAATACCCACTGCTACTACCATCGGCATCTCTTGTGCCACCTGTGCTACCTGAAGGTGTTCCTCCACTATCGTAGTTCCATTTATTAGAAGTACTAGTACTAAGGAACACAGAGCTAAAAGTACTTGTACTTGGAATGGATGAGAGAGAAAAAGTATAAGAAGTGCTTTTCTCCCATCTCGCTCTACCAGTTGACGTTCCTGGATCATGACTTATGGTTCCTGCAGTTGTATCAACTAGTTCCATGTTATCAAATTGTGGATCGTTCCTCCAATAACTACCAGTTTGATAGGAAATATAGATTCTTCCCGTCGTTCCACTGTATGGAGACAAATCTTCAGAATATGTGTCCCATGTTTGTAATGCTGATGTATGTTGTTGTCCAGTAATAGTCCTTAATGTATACATTGTTCCATTGGTTTCACGCCAATGAATACGAGTAGTACCAATACTACTACCATAAGCATAGTATCTCCAATTGAATGCTGGTGCTCCAGTTGGTGCAGCGGCATCTGCTATTGTTAAAGTTCCCGTCTCACTTAAAATGTCACCACTAGTTGATCCTCTTCTAATTTGAATTTTTACCTCATTTGATTCTGATAAATCATCTCCAGCAGGTCTTAGGATGAAACTGCCACTATTATTAGTAACAGTAAAATTACCAGTCACATCTCCAGTCGTAAAATCATCAGATGTTAATGTGGTTCCAGAAACAGTTGCAACACTATAATATAATGTTGTGTTATCTGGCACACCAGATGAAGTCACGGTAATTGTGTTATTTGTTTCCTCATTTAGAGTTCCAGATAAATTGCCTACAACTACTCTTCCTTCAGAATAGTCTGCGTTATAAGCAGAAACTATTTTACCACTAGTAGAGTCATATATTGATGAAAAATATCTAGTGCCATCAGATTCAATCACGAAAGGGGAACCAAAAGTAATTGATGTACCACTAACAGTGCCTACGATTGCTTTTCCTTGATTGCCATCATCATTATCCCTGTAAGTAATAACTGGTTTTTTATTAATGACATCAAATGTAGGTGAGATATCAAGGACACTGGTAGCATGAACTACAACGGGGGATCCAAAATCAATTGTTGTACCAGACACATCAGCTACAACTGATTTTAAATAATTAGATCCGCCCCTAAAAGCAATGACTACTTTACTATTATGTGTATCATAAGTTGCTGTAACATAATCATTAAACGCATATTCATATCTTCTTGCAGAACCAAAACTAATACTAGTTCCAGATACATTTCCTACGATTGCTGTTCCTTGAGAACCACTTCCTCCATCACTATAAGCAATAACAACTTTTTGATTGGTAGAATCATATACTACTGAATTGGAAAGTAATGATGCTGAGAGAAATACAACAGGATTCCCAAAACTAATACTAGTTCCAGACACGGTTCCAACAATTGCTGTTCCATAACCAGAGTTATCAGAATCTCTGTAAACAATAACTATTTTTTTATTATCGTAATCGTATGTTGATGAAATGTAAAGAGTATTAGCAGATTCAAATGCAACAGGATTCCCAAAACTAATACTAGTACCAGATACAGTGCCTACGATTGCTCTTCCATAACTATTATTTCCTACATCTCTATATGCAATGACTACTTTATTATTAGAAGAGTCATATGTTGCTGAAATATTAGAAGTATTATCAGATGAAAATACAACAGGATTCCCAAAACTAATACTATTACCACTTACAGTTCCAACAATTGCTGTTCCATAGTTAGAATTATTATCGTCTCTATAGGCAACAATTACTTTATCATTGGTGGAGTCATATGTTGCTGATATAGCATTAGGGCCAGAAGAGTCAAATTGGACAGGAGATCCAAAAACATTTCCATCAATATTTACAACAGATTTAACTTGAAATTGAGGCCAATCACCAGAAAACTTTGCATTATATTGATCAAATGAACCATGAATACCCTTTGCTTCTGAAGAATTGACTTTGGATGATACACCTACTAATCCAGAATTTCTTCTCATTTTTTAATACCCAAATTGTGTTTTAATATCACCAATAATATCATCAACAATGCCTTGCATTTCACTTTGAACTGGAGCTGCACCAGAAGTTCTAGAAAAAAAAGTTTTTATTGCTAGTATATTATTCTGACTAGTACTTTCACTCCACATAGCACTGTTAGTGTAAGCGGTGTTATTTAAATTATATTTGTTGACAGTACCAAATACTGATCCCCATTTAGGATGCCCTAGTAAAATATACAAATCATTACTACTAGAATCACTTCCACTTGTTCCTGTAGTGCTCATGTAACTAGAATACACTGTAAATCCATTTACAACAGATCCACTATACAAATCTGTTGTTGTCCTTGAACCACTACCATCAGCACCAGAGTTTCCTCCAACCATCCATCCACACCACTGATATCCACTATTTCCTGTTGTTGTTGCAACAATTAATGGCCCATCAGTTCCTGATCGATTATAATAAGTCCATCCACCAGCAACATAGGTATAATTTGATAAGTTGGGGTGAGTTAGTGAAGAAGTTTGATTATAATATATTGCATCGGGATGATTTGATGTTTGATTACCTGTTGATGGCGAAGAAGATGATCTAGTGCTGGATGATACTGGTGTTGTGAAGTTTCCATTATCCCATATGTCAGTGAGTCCATCACCAACATATCTGGCATCATTAGCATCAAATCTATAACTATGATTATTTGTAGTTAATATATATCCAGTTCTACCATTTTGAATTGCAGTGCCAACTTCACCCATAACTTCTCTTAAATCCACTATAGCATTTTGAGATAATTGAGCAGCAATAATATCAGAAACACCAGTTAATTGTGAATTTGATCCAGTGCCTATCAGTCCACCATTTCTAGTGTAATATCCCATAATTATTCACTAATCTCTTCATATGAACAAGTTGCGCTTAAGTCTCCAGCAACACTTGCTGCAACATACAATGACATATCTTCTTCTAGATAAATTGACGTATCTTTAGAAATAACAACTAATGTTGCATCTGCAGGGACTGAAATTGTATTTGCCAATGTAGAATACGTTGTAGCCCCAGCAGCATTTCTAAGTGTTACAGTAATATCTGCAGAATTTGTTCCATCAATGTTTGCAATAATCAAAGAGTTGATTTTAGTTATTTTACCTGATGATGCTGAATTAACTACAAGAGTATCACCTGAAGTTGAAACGTCAGTGTCATATGCGGTTTTTCCGTATATACTCGCTACAGATACTATATTTGGATTTGCCATTAATCAATACTCCTTCGTGAATTTATTTATTGTTATTAACCAAAAACTATTGCCATAGCAATTGCTTTTCCTGTAGTAACACCTCCTCCTCCACCACCAGAAGCAGTGACAGTTGCAACACCACTACTTGCAGTTGCAGTCACATTAGTGCTGAAGTCAATAGCAGTGATTCCAGTTCCAACAGAGGTTCCATTATTTTTAATTTCAACACCTGATGATCCCCCTCCTCCTCCACCACCAGAAGATGCAAAAGTTATACTATCTCCACTCGCATTAGTGGTGATAGTCATATTGCTACCAGCAACCAATGTTAAGGTATCAGTTGCATCATCAGCAACTACATCACTTTGGCCGGAGACAGAAATAGTTTTAAATGCCTCTGAAACAGATCCACCTCCACCACCACCAGAAGTAGCAACAGTGCTGATACCAGTAATTCTTCCATCAGAGTCAACTACAATAACAGGTGTTGCACCAGCAGATCCATAAGTTGCTGCAGAGGCACCAGTTAGTCCTGTTAAACCTGATCCAGAACCAATGAATGAAGTTGCTGTTATGACACCTGTAATATTTGCTCCCTTTAAACCATCAATCTGATAAGGAGTGTTTACCTTATTTGAATTTACCTGAACAGCATTACCCATGTATCCATGAGAACTACACTGATAATGAAGGACGGTTGGAGTAGTGTCAGTTACAACAATCTCAGTGTATGTTGCTGTTGAAGTAACATTTGTTGTATATGCTGTAGTTTTGTCTGCCTCAAGATAAAATCTAAATGGGTGACTAGACATGTCACTAGAACTCAAAGTAAATCTATAAGTTCTACCAGGAGTAAATGTGAGGAACGGAGATTCTACTCCATTGATTACATAACCATTTAAACTACCAGTTCCATCATATCTGTGTGCTGATGTTTTAGAAGCAACAGTTACTGAATAGTTGACTGTGCTACCGTGAGGTGCCTGTAAATAATCATATCCATTAAAACTAGCAGCAGTAATAATACCAGTGGCAACAGCATTGCTAAGATCAACTGCAGCGAAAGTAGATACTCCAGATACATTCAGATCATCTAATTCAGTATGTCCAGTAACATCCAATCCACCATTAGAATCTAACAAACCAGTAACTGTTAAAGCAGATCCAACAGTTACTTCATTTAGTGCGGAAAGTCCAGTGACATCAATTGAAGCAAATGTCGATACACCAACTACATTAAGATTTCCATTAGAAACAACATCTCCAGCAAATATTGCTTGTTGAATATTATTGACACGGAATGCCTCAGTATTATCCGTGTTGAAAATAATAGTGCCATTACTTCCAGTATCAGTAATTGAAACTGAAGAATTACCTTGTTGGAAGGCACCAACATTAATAACACTAGCAGTTAGAACACCTACAACACCCAAGTCTCCTTGAACGATTGTCTTATTACTTCCAGAAGGATCAATAACAATGTCTCCAGCAACAGAGGAGAATGTATTGGCAGCGAGCTGTAAATTACCAACACTCAAAGAAGTTGGTGTCAATGTAGAAGTATCTACACCATCGGTAACATCCATGTTACCAGTAACTTCAAGGTTAACTGAAGTAGCAGCAAAACTTACACTACCAGTTTCTTGATTGACGTAGAAAGATTCACCAACTCTGAAGTCACCCTTGTGATCAATACTTACGTAGGAAACTTCACCATTGTTGAGTTGAGTTGTCTCATTAGCTTGAATAGATTTTGTTGGATCATTACTGAAGTCTTTGCCTGAACCAACATGGTTGAAGTTCAGAGCAAATAATCTCAGATTAACACCATCACCATCAGCGATGACACCCTTAGAACCATATTCAACAGCACAACCCACAGAACGTAGTTCTGCTCCGAACATGGTATAGTCAGCAAATGCAACTCTATCAGCAGATCCTCTCTGTGTGGTTCCATCGGAGTCAAAGAATCTAACATCATTGGTAGAACCAGCACCGATAGAAGTAAAGATACCAGAGCCTTTATCAGTTAGTACAATATAAGGACTATCGAAAGTCTTAACAGTACCAATAGCAACAACATTACCACCGCCGTCAAACTGTTTGACAACATCATTGGCAGAAAGAGTTGTGGTTACGCCAACAACGTTAAGTCTAGAACCAGCAGTACTTCCAATACCAACTGAACCAGATTCACCAGTAATTGCCTCGGATGCAAAGTAGTGGAAGCAATTTAGATACTCAGCTCTAGCGCCGTTTGTTAGAATGATACCTTTGTTATTTGGTGTGAAGAATGTTACTTCATTGAATAGCATTCCTGCTTCCAGTGAAGATGAATCAACTAAAGATCCATCAACCTTGGCACCACGACCTGCAAGGTAACTAGTTGGAGGAGAATCTGCAGTATCATAACCATATGGATCATCAGCAGTAACCGTTGTACCAGTGTTTAGAACTGTAATTCTCTGAATATAAGGAGATCTGCTTGTGATTGCGATACCTGTTGCATAGGAGAATGCATAACCAGTATCTACATTTGAATCATAGTATGATCCTTTGATGGTGAAGTCTTCAAGAGTTGAAATATCATTAAGTAAGAAGACGTTCTCTTTATTAGTTGCCGTTGTAGGCCTAATTGTGGTTGCTCTCAGTCCAGCGCCCTTAATTGTTACACCTCTAGGCACAGTCAGTGGGCAAGTTTCTTCAAAGATACCAGCAGAAACATTAATAACATCACCATTTGTCGCAACACTCAGTGCTTGTGCGATGGTGAGATATGATTCGTTAATGTTATCACCAGCATTACTATCAGAACCAGTAGTTGCAACATAGTAGGTGTTACCAAGAACTCCCAACTCACCAACAAATCTACTTGCAGTAATAATTCCTGATACATTTACATCATCAAGTTCAGTATGTCCATCAACATCTAGAGTTCCAGCAACATCTACATTACCGTTTGCATCAAGAGTACCGACAAAAGTTGATAACCCAGATACATTTAAGTTATCAAGTTCGGTGTGTCCATCAACATCAATAGATCCAGTGAAATTAAGATCTTCATAAGTTAATGTACCAATGATATCTACATTTCCATTGAATCTAGAATTTCCAGCAACTGTTATTGCTCCACCAACATTAACATCACCAGTTAATAAAGTCGTAGTGGTATTAATTCCACCAACATCAGCACCAACCCACTTATCTAAAGATTCATCATACTTGAGGAACTTACCATTACTCTTTGCTGTGTCTCTGTCAACATCATCAAGGAACTCAAGTCTAGTCTCACCACCTCCACCTATTATGGCAAGTTGCTGCTGAATACGATTAATGAATAATCTATAATGATTTTGAAGTTGATCTAAAGTTACGAAGTTATTATCTAACGGTGTTAGAGGATCATCATTATTTGTAGAACTAGGTTCAGTAATAATATTTTCATTTAAAATCTCTTTTTCATTAAATTTTTCAAATACTTCTTCAAAATATTTTATTTTTCGAGCAAGTTTAAAATTGTTTTGCTCAATTTCATCAATATTTAATTTACTAATTGCAGACTTAACATCTTCATGAATAGTTTCAATATTTTTATTTTGATTTTTAATATGAGATTCATTTCTTAAAATTTCAACTTTTAAGTCTACAATTTTTTTATCTAATTCATCTCTGGTGGTTTCATTTTTTTCAATATCTTCAATTATCAGATTATGAATCTGATTAACCTGATTGACTTTAGAATTTAAAGTATCAAAAATTTCTGTATTATCTTCCTTTACAAGTTCAATTTTTGATACAATATCATTAACGGTATTGTTTAATGATGTTGCAACATCATTAACGTTATTGTTTAATGATTCTGCAAACTCTTTTATCTTTGACTCAGTTTTTATTTCTGATCCAGCGATTAAATTTTTATAAGTCAGAATATCATCAGTTTTAATATTATTAATTTTTTGATTAATAATATTAATTTTTTCATTGATATTATTAAAATCTTGATTATATTTTTCATCAACAAATTCTTTAGCATTACTAAGTGTTTCTTCTACTTCTTCACTTAATGCTTCATACTTATTAGTGAGTCGAAATTCAGATTCAAAAACATATTTTTTATACTTTGGAATTTCTTCATCAATAAAAAAGTTGACTGTTTCAGACAAACTAGACACATCTGACTTAACCTGTGCCAGATTTTTATGATTTATATTTTTTACTTTTTCTTGAACATCATGAATACATTCCTCAAGAAATAAAAGTTGAGAAATTAATGCTTTATCTAGATCTTCTTTTGTAAGAAGGGTTTTAATATCTTCATCTATCTCATCAATCTTCGTAGAAAGATGATTTACTTTTTCTATATTGAGTTGATAGTTTTCTAAGGTTTCAGAAAAATCAGTAAGAAGATCAACTTTACTTAAATTTCTTTTGAAAGTATTATAAGCATCAGAAACAGTATTCAATTCAGGATTTTTGCTACTCTCCCGGATTGAATTTTCGACGGATGCTTTTTCTCTGTCAAAATATTCTGATGGTTTTCTAATTCCCACTATTATCCCATATTTTTACTTATATATTTATTATAATGACAAAAGAGTAAGATGTCAAACAATCAATAAAGCATAACACAAAAAAAAACTCTACCTTAGGGCAGAGTTTATGAATCAGATTGGATTATATGATGGTATCATCAATCCTGAATCTGGGCCGTTGTCATCATCATCTACGTCTTCACTCAATAGGGCAGCAAATATAAACCCTCCT